CCTATTTGGGAGGCGGGAGCAAACGAATTTCCTCGGTGGTCTCACTATATGGCTCCCTTAGGTATAGAGGAGACCGACTTTTGACCACTGAGAAACACGCCACCAGGACCTATTTGGGTCCCGCACTTCAAGAATGGATAGAGCAAGAGGCAGTTCGACGCCATTGCTCTGTCGCTCAGGTTATCCGTAACCTGATTGTAGATCGTATGGAGGCGGATGCCTTAATCGCTGTGACGCCTATCACAGCCCCTTCAGTGGGGGCCGGGCGATGAGTGGGGCCAAGGAGGAAGGGGGCGTTGAGGGGCTTCTGGGGCTTAGGGAGGATGCTGCCGGGAATGCAAAACCTTATGGGGAGATCTACAAGGTGACTTGTATAGTGAATGGGAAAATCTATGTTGGGCAGACAACCATGGGGGTAGCAAACAGGTGGTACGACCATCAGAGTGAGGCTCTGGCAGGACGTGGGCACCTGTTGAGCAAAGCAATTCGGAAGTATGGCGTGGGGAATTTTGCAATTGAGACTGTGGCTCAGGCGCAAAACCAGGACGCTTTGAATGATTTGGAAATCAACCTAATTAAGACCCTGGAGTGTCGAGCACCTCGGGGCTATAATCTGACTGAAGGCGGGTCCAGAGGTAAGCATGCTCCAGAAAGTAAGGCAAAAATGAGTGCCTCTCACACTGGAAAAAGACTTACCCCCGAGCACATTGCAAACATCCTGAAGGCTGGAGTTATAGGTACGGGACGGGCAATGACGGAGGAGGAGAAAGCAAAGATTAGCACTGCGAATCTAGGGTCTGTGAGATCCCTTGAGACACGGGCGAAGATGAGTGCTGCTAAGAAGGGGGTCAACCCCTCCCCTCAGGCACATGCCGCAGCCGCTATTGCCCACCATAATCGTCAAAAGACCCCTCAGGAACTAGAGGGAACAAGACGCTCGAATCGAGAAAGAGTTTGGACTCCTGAAATGCGAGAAGCCGCTAGTACAGCGCAGCAAGGAAAAAAACTGACCCCGGAGCATATAGAAATACTTCGACAGACCCATTCAGGTAGCGTGCATACCCCTGAGCACATTGAAAAGGTTCGGCAATCCCACTTGGGTAAGAAGCGTGGTCCGGAAGCCAGGGCAAAAATGAAGGAAGGTCGAAGGAAGGCTAGGGAGGCACGGGCGGCTCTAAGGACCCAGAAAGAGGAGGGGGGCCAATGAGCTTTTCAGTAGGTGGCTATTTTCGTCAGGGTGCCTACCGGGATTTTCGGGCATTTATTTTGAACCAAAGACGCGATGTCCTGGCTCGGATCACCACTATTTCCGCAGAGTTACATAGGATCGGTCTGGTAAGGGTTTTGTACGCCCGACGTGACCCCAACAATCCAACCTCACCAATGAGTGAACGTCGAATTGGTATCGATGTGTCGCCGAATACCAGTTTGGAGAAACTGTGTCAGGCATATGTGGCTATGGGTGGGAACTTGTTCGACATTTCTCTATTTTTGCAGCCCGACTCAGTCCAAATCGTCGATGCCCCTGATGCCCCACCGGGGGACCCTGAGAATGGGGAAACCTCCCCCACACAGGTAGTCGAGACACAGCCCTATGGGGGCATTGCTTCCTCACAGACGGCAGACCCTTCGGCAGGTGGGACTTATACTGGAGGATGGCTTAATTTGCTCCGGTACCCGCCAAGGCGATTTGGGAACACAACCAGCTATGCCGCAGAGGCAGCGGAGATGTCTAGGACCATCAACGCCACCAGGGTTTGGGTGTCCAAGGAAATAAAAACCCTGAGAAATGACGGAGAAGCGAGAATTCTCAAACTTATGGACCTTAGGGAACAGCTCAAGCAAGAAATGGAAGAGACTCTACCCCAAGCGGTGGGGGGGTCGGTTCCGGGGCTGATTTGGGTGCCTGACCAGCACGCTTTGAGCCATAATGTCGCAACAATAGTTTCGATGATTGACGAGGTGTTCTACCCCCGCCTATCCAATGGGGATTTCGACATGTCTCGTCCAAGGGTCACGGGCCCCAACCCCAGCTTCCCGGTCCTTTTGGACGATGCTCCGAATGGAGAAGAGGATTGGTGTGCCCTCGGTTAGTCCATATCTTTCGAGTGGTTGGACCTACTCCGGCCCACGAATATGGCTGCCTTAGCCATTCCTCCGGCCCTATCCCTTGTATCGTCGCCCCGTTGGTAGACTGTAAGGAGGTCTCCCCAGGTGCAAATTGAGGTTCAGGTAGAGGGCAGCCCCCGAGGGACGGTGGATGTGCCTGAAGGGGCAACCAAGCGGGACATTCGCAGGGCCGCTTGCGGCCTAGCGGGTGTGTGGCCCTGTGACCCTGCTTACGTGGTCAGCTACGTTCCCGGCGAGTCTATAGACCTGAAGAGGGTGCCTCTGTGAGCCGAGATATCCAACTTGCTTTTCCGTGTAGTCATATTCTAGGTGAGGAAAGGGTCACTCTTGACCCAGATCGCCGGTCCCTTTACACGATCAAGCCCATCAATGGGACTTCGCTTCTCAAGTTGGTGGTGAATGATACCTACGAGGTACCTGCCTTCACGGGGGTGGTAACCTCGGCGACCCTGAGGAGTTACCGCCGAGAGCCTTACCGGGTGACCACAGCTACCAACTCCATCACAGTCACCACAACCACCAGGACATTCACGGTGTCCCTCCCTACTGGGTACCTGTCCAATGAGCGTCTCACTAGCCTGTTCACTGCCGCACAGGGGAGTGACGTTCAGGTGGGGGCCTCCGTGGGGAACGGGTGTTTCACGCTAACGGACCAGAAGACCATGGGATTGTCCTCCCGCATGCAGGTGACGGGGACTGCCTTGGAGCCTCTGGGGTTTGACCAGCAAAGCGGGGACAAGGGGAAGGTGGTGGTCCCCTCATGGAAGGTGTATGCCCGTTCGGCGGGCCTGGGGTCCGCACAGGACATCGCAGAGGCGGACCCCCGGGGGTATTTCATTCGGTTCGATGCTCCAGTTAGACAGAACTACTACTACTCGGTGACCTACACGGTCCCGCCTGACCAGTGTCTCCGGTGCCGTGGCACTGAGGTGGAAAACGATTACCGGTTTGATACCCAAGGGGAGGCCATTACCGTTACTGACGAGAACCTCCTGTACCAGTCTTGTCTCAAGGTCATCCTGACGGAACTCGGGTCCAATATCTACTACCCCTGGTATGGGTCCAATCTGGCCGACCTGATTGGTAGTAAAGCAATTGGGGGAACGGCTTCGGGGATTCGGCAGTCGGTCATGAACGCTCTGACTAGGTTCCAGAACCTCCAGAATGCTCAGGCCAAATTCCAGCGGATTACGGCCAAGGAGAGGCTCTTCTCAGTGGACGGGGTGGTTGTGACCCCGTCCTCAGAAGACCCAACGGTGTTCCTGGTGGAGGTCAATGTCCGCAACTTCTCCAGTGACCCGGTGGTCATTTCAATCGTTTACACTGCACCGGGTATGTTCGCATTGCCTGGGACCAACAATCTGTCTCTAGGGAACTTCTAAGGCTATGACACTACAACTTCTCGGGCCCGACGGTGTACTCAGGGACCAACTGGTCTTTTCGACTGCACAGACTACCAGCTTCCTAAGTGGGACTCTATCCACCGATATCATTGACGTTGAGGTGTCCATCTTTGGGCAGCCCTTCACGAGTGACCCCTCACTTGTGGCCTTTACCGGTACTAGCTTCACGATCCCCAACCCATCATCCTTCCCAAATGGGCTGGACCTTTTGTCTGGGGATAACATCATTCAGGTGCGTGGGGTTTACCTGGGGGGTACCAGAACCCCTGCGGTCACCGCTACTATCAGGCTCATCTCCCCATCCCAGGTAGAGATATTCGAGCCACCCAGTGGTATCACAATTGAGCGAATGGACAATGAGGTAACAATCACGGTCCAGGGCCTCACTGACACTCGGGTTACGGGCTACAATTTCTACGCATCCACGACTGCTGGTGGTGGGGCAAGTGGGTATACCCGTCTCAATGTCAACAAGGTTGTTACAGGGGAGTCTGTGGAGAATGCCACAGAGCTTTTCACCCTCACGTCCAAGAACGTCGCCCAAGTATCCAGCCCCCTGTATGTCAGGGCACGGGTTGACCAAGAGACTCTCGCTGAGGTGGTACTGTCGGCGGATGTGGATTCCAG